TTGTTTAGCCAAGTTGGCTTGTGCTGATGCTGTAGCAACATCAATTTCTTTTGAGTCTAATTTTTCCATTTGTGAAAATAAAAAATGGATGAGTGATTTGTTGTTTACTGGTGTCATTTTAATTTAGATTTAAAGTTTGGTATGAATTGATTTGATTTAATTTGATTGTGAGTTCTTTTAGTAGCCTGTTAGCTTGGTAAACTTTGCAGAATGTATTATCATCTATTGCAATGTTTCGCAGCCTCTGCACCCTCTCGTAACGTGCAAGGATAGTGTTTGATTTTGATTTGTTCTGCATGGTCGTTACTTGTTCGCCATACATGATTCGTCTTAGTAGTTTTTCCATGTTTTAATGTTCGATTAATTGGTTTATTTTGATTTCTTTGGTTAATGGTTCTGTGTAGTTAGCGTGTTTTTTAAAGTAGCTAAGGAATGAATCTGTTGTCAATTTGGGGCTATTGTTTACTGCCCACCTTTGAATTGTTCGCTCATTGCAGCCCAAATCTAAACTTAATTTTATTCGTAAGTTGTAGTCGGTTGCTAATTGGTCTCGGTTTTGTTTTGTCATTTCTGTTCGTGTCATATTATATGTATCTTTCTAAATATTCAAATGTATAGGTAGCAGAATTGTCTGACTCTCGCACAACTAATAGCATATCTTTTTTATTAAATTTAACTATTTCGCCACCATTACGAGACCAAGAATCGTATAATCTTTGCAATTCGTTTCTTAGTGCTGTTTTAGTTGTAAATGCTTCATAAATTCTGCATTGAGATGAGAAGCCTTCTTTTGATTTTAAAATTTGATGTTTAGTAGTTTTCATTTTTGTTTTGATTTAATTGGTTAATAATTATTGATTTCCCCATTTTCTGTTACCATATTCTTTTCCAGTAAATCCATACTGATAAGTACCTGCTCTTTCTTGCATTGCTGCAATTTTGTCTACCATGCTTTCTTTTTTGTTTGAAGATTTTTTCTCTCTTCTAATACAAGAGAATGCTTCTGACATTGTAAACCCTACTTCCATGTACTTTGCAATTCTGCTTCTAATTTCTTGTGTGTTCATAATTTTGTTTCGTTTATCTGAGTTCAAAAGTCGTATGTTTATACGACATTACAAAACATTCATTAAAAATAAATCATAACTTACTATAAATCAAGCTAATATTTTTTAGACTAAACGTAAAAAAAGCCCCAAAATCTTACTTTTAAGGCTATTCACTTATTCGGTTTTTCCGAACTACTCACTCTTTTTATGTGGCATAATGAGATAAAACCCTAAGAACATTGCTAAAAAGCCAATGACAGCAAACCAATCCCTTGCTTTTATGTATAGGCTCTCCCACCATTCTAATTTCTTAACCTTTGTCGGCACTTGCACCTGGACTAATTTTGTCTTATATATAGTATCTGATTTGCACTCCCCTTGTATAAATATTTTTTCACCTACTTTTTTATAACGAATTTCTAAGCGGTCTTTGATAATCGTGAATGAATCAATACTTGAATTGAAGAATGTATCTACTTTGATTGCCTTTATAACTATTGTATCATGTACTATAATCGAATATGGAATACTATCTGTTGTACAAAATTTCTCTATTGCTCGTTTCTTAGTGTATAAGCAGCCCGATAATAAGTAAGTCAAGCAAAGTATTGTTATTAGTTTTTTCATGGCTCAAATGTAATAAAAAAGCCCCACAAATGTGAGGCTCTTAACCAAATTAATGAAACGAAATCTTACAAAAAACTACTGGTGCAAATATACTAAACTTTTAAACCTAAAAAATTTTTCCTTCTATTATTGATTTTTGATAAAATTTATAATCTCCATTTTGACTTAATTCTAAATATCCAAATCCATGTGTCCACATATTGACAGGCAGATAGGTCGGAAATAAATCGCAAAGGCAAGCTATCGAGTAGCATGAATAAGGGTGTTCATCTAAGTTCTTTCCCATGTCTTTTGTTTCTCTATGGAAGTGCGATGTAACTGCACTTTTATTTAATTTCAATCTTAATGATCGTGCAGGATTTACACCTCCTGAAGTTAGTCCAGTTTCGTGACCATGAAATATCGCCAACTTTCCTGCATAGATGTATTGAGTAGAATCTACTTTGATTATGTTTAAATCTCTTAACTTTAATAATTCATGCAGTTGGATTAATTCAATATCAAATATCTCCGGTGCTTTCATCATGATATATTTATCATACCTTAAATCATGGTTGCCATAACTCCACACTATTAATGCTTTTGGGAACATAGCCCTAAGACCTTTTAAGAATACTCGTGTGCAGTCCATCTCATATTTAACTGACCTCTTTCTCATATCCTTTTCATGTCTTGAGATGGTCGCAAAATCAATTAAATCTCCATTTATTATAATAGTATCTACTTGTTGGTCCAATCCATATTCTAATGCTGCGAAGACTGCATCATCATTGTGGTATGGGATGTGCAAATCACTTATTATTAAAATCTTTTTACTTGCTTTTGGTAGTGTGTAAGGTTGTATTCTTTCGCTTTCGCCTTTTGGCAAATCTTTTTTTAGTGCTTCAAATTGTTTGCGAAATTCAATATGATTTTCTTTTCTTGCTTTATCACCATGAACACCTTTCAAAGCCCTTATGTGACTTCTAACTTGCTCAATGTTTTTATAAACACTTTTGTTTTCAGCATAAATCTTCTTTGCTAAAGTCATATTCGCAGTGTTCGGAAATTTTAACAAATACTCTTTTGCAATGTCGGATTTAATACTTGGTTGACCTGCCATTTATAAGTGGAATAATTATTTAATAATTAAAACTTGTTTTCTATTCCCTGATTTCTTTAATGAAATATGCACCCATGTAAAATCATACTCATTAATACATTGGTCAAAATCCAAACCACTTGAAACTATATAATCAAAAATCTTTTTATTTTCAATCTTGTTTCCTCCGCTAATGTCTATTGCTTCTCCTTTAACGTGCTGTGAACTTGCTGACCCTTTTACTGCTTTATTTAAAGCAACACATCTAAAGAATGAATTAATCTTTATTGGTTTTTTATACCATTTACGAATAGGCTCAAATAGATTTTCTGCTACATACTTCATAGCTTCTAATTCAAGTTCATTAGGCACATTCTTAATACCCATTCTCAATGCTGTTGGGCTTTCTATTGCCTCATTTAAACTTATATGTTTGCTAATTTGATTCATTGCTAAATAAGTTTGTTAGTTCATCAATAACTGCACCACCTACTAATATCCAAAATGCTACTTTTTCACTCCCATTAACATAAGCAGAAACCGAGATGGTAGCTAATATTGACTTGATAGCTAATAGCCATCGTTTGACGTTCTTAGGTGTTGGCTCAAAGTAGTTTCTAAGTGATATATTTTTCATCTCAATTCCTTAAATGTCTGCTCAAATCCAAATGACTTAATAAAAAAATAAGTTACGATTACTGCCATCATTGTTGAGATAAAGCTATGTAGTATTTCATCGTAAGAATAAGACAAACAAACACACGCTAAGGCATCAAATATAAACTCTATTATTTTGATTCGATGTCCTCCATCATTCGGAAATGTATTCTCCCAATATCCAATCTTATTTCTCGTAAATCTCGCATAAGACCACCACTCCGAATAACCATGTTTCTCAAACAATGAATCGAACAAAATAATACACTCAAACAAGGCTCTGCAATACCCACTTATCAAAGCGAATATTACACCCAATATCATGTAGTCAAATTGAATCATTTTTTTAAACCCTTTTCAAAGTCATCTATTGACTTATCTAAAATCATTTTTATAATCCAATTACAAAAACGAAATATCCAATAAATGATGGTACATATTGAAGCTATGGAAGCAAATAAAAAATTATGTTTCTCAAGCAAGGCTACGAAGCCCAATACTGAAACGAATATGTCTAAGAATCTATGAGGCATTATTTAAAATTGGTTTGTAATCTATTTGTGGTAGTGCAATTAGTTTGTCTTTAATATCAATAAAATCTTCATCATCAATTACTGCAATATTGCATACATACTTTCCATTTGAATCTAAAATAAACTCTAAAATAGAACCGTTCTTATAAGTTCCTTCAAGTTCTTTTTTTTGTGTTAATGTTGCTGTTATTACTTTCATATCTATACTCCTAATGCTGTGAATGTGTTTACCAATAGTGTTCTCATTGCTTGAATGTCTAAACTTGCAGACCCATGGAAACTTGCTCCATGCGGTCTTGTATCGTAACTACCATCAGGTGAAACACCATTGTTTACAGTTAATTCAAAAACATTATTGTCATTTAGATTAAAGCCACTTGAAGCAGTGTTTATAGTTGTTTCTGTTGTAACCCCTAATGGTGTGGTAAAAATAGTTTTATAATTTGCAGAATTATTGCGTTGTGAGGCTATAAGTGTCCACCCTGTTTGGTCAGTTAATCCCGAAACAGTTCCATAGCTATTAGTTGAGTTACCATTTAATATTGTTCCATTACCTCGTATTAATGCTGATATTGTAGTTCCACCTACATCTCGGCTTCCCATTATTCGTAAAAAATCAACAGCAAAAGCAGGACTTAAAATCATTGCTCCAAATGAGTTATTGTCTTTTTGAAACTTAACACCTTGCGAAAATAATTTATATTGTAAATTCAAATAACTTGTTCCACTTGTAACATATCCATTATTGTCAAATGTTGGACTGCTTACTGGAGCAACATAGAAATTTGAACTTATTAAATTTGTTCTTGCTGCTATTGGAAATCCAAGCAACCCTGCATAAATATTTAACCTATCTAATTGATTCAAAATATTTCCATTAGCCAATGCAGGCTTAAAGAAATTATCATCAATGATTTGTAATTTTGCATCTGAAATAGTGCCACTATTAAGTCCAATACTTGTTCTCCATGCTAATGCTTCTGCACTAAATCCGCCTGCATGAACAAATGGTAAACCTATTGCTATCGTTGGAAAATTAGCCATTATTGATACTCAATTACTGAACCACTTGACAATGTATAAGCAGTAATATTAAAGTTAGGATTAGTCGGCAAGTATGTTCCTGCTTTAATCGTTACACCTGTTAAATTTTTTGTAGTCATTTGATTAACTCCATTAATGGCAAATGCTGTAAAAACGCAATCAGTCATTACAACTATGCTCTCTACTGCTAATCCTGTTCTTGCGGATGTTCCTGCGTTCACATAGAACCCACCCATTCCGCTAATTTTCTCTAATGCTGTACTCATAATATTATATATAAATTTTTGTTTAAATTGTTGGGACTTGACATCTGTCGTTTAATTCCATCAAGTCAAGTGCTATGTCTAATTTCCATCCGTTCACTACATCGGGAAAGCCTTCACGAACTTGTCCAAAGTTTACATCGTATCTCACATTGAAATAATCTTGGTAAATTGGATCGCTTAACTCTGCGATTAAATCCCTGCCTATGCTTAACGTATCGCTCAATACATCTATCTCATTGCTATTGTCTGCTCGTTGAATATCTAAAACGTATAATGATAAATTCATTGTAAACATTCGCTCACTCATTTGGCTGTCGTTTATGTCGCACCAAACCATAGTGTACTGTTCCTGTTCACTTGCACTTATATCTGTTATCGAACCAAAAACAAAACTATTTATTTGCAGATGGTTGTTGCAGATTGTTCTTATTATGTTTAGGACTTGGTTTAGTGTTATGAACTTCATTTTGTTGTTTGATAAATGCTTGTAACTTTTCGATATTTGTTTTATTTATTCCTTTGTTCATTAGCAGAATGTGCAACCTCTGCCAGTTACACTTGGACTAGTCTCTAAATCTGTGAAATTATATTGACCCATGCAGCAACTATTATCATCTAATAGCATACCACTTGTGTAATTAGATTGCTTTGCGTAGATGGTCGCTAAATCTGAATTGGGTTGGTTCAAAAACAAAGGATAAGTTGTATCATTTGCATATAAATACTTAGTTAATCGCTCGGCATACCACTCCGCTTTATTCTTAGCCCTATCCATAACCATAGTTAGTTCATCAATGCTTGCAGGCTGCATATTGTCTGCATTCTGCACCCCTACTGCCTTGTTGAAATACTTGTAATTAATATTTAAAGGTAGTTCATATCTAACATACCAAATCATTGCAGGTGTGATGTAAGTATCAAGTAATAATTTGTACGAATTACTCAATGTTCCTGCTATAATCTTTGTTACAAAATCATTATACAATGCTGTTCCTAATATCGGTAGTATATAAAACGATTGCACGTCAATTATCGTTGGTGTTACTACCTTCATATCTACATTATCTTGCAAAATTGATTCTTGCTTTAATGTTGCTTCGCTTAAAAAAATTGCTTTTGCCATTATCTTATATATATTTCCATTTATAACCGCCCGCTGTTTTTCTTATTTTAGAACCACCTGCAACTTGGGCAATACTTCGATGGTCTATATTTGTTTGTCTACAAGCTTCACGAACACCTTTAAACGATTGTATAAATGTCCCGTCTTTATGTAGCTGATGAACTTCTTTACAAAGTACTTCTTTTGATTTTGAGTATATTTCTAATTTACTTGCATCAAAAACTCCATTAGTCCAAACAAAACCGCCTGATGTATAACCATTAATTTTAGGCAATATTCCCGTTTCTTTTTTTGCTTCTCTAATAGTATAGAAAACCCCAACTAATTCACCTTTTTTTGTGTATTGATAATATAATGTACAATCATTTATATTGAAAATATTATTACCTTTATTTATATTATCAACAATTAATCTTCTTTCTCTTTTTCTTGCATCTTCTATTGATAAATTAGATTCAATAATGTTTAAAATTGGAACTAAATTTTTTTGTTTTAAACTATTACACCAATCAGATTTTTCTTTTGAATCTTTTTTATTACCCCACATATGTTGAGTATATCTTAATGCAACATTTTTTGTAATTCCAATATAAACAACCTTAGTAGATATTGGGCAAATAATTTCGTATAGTGTTATCATGCAACAAATATACAAAATAAATACTTTAAATGTAGACATATTTTGTTATTTATTTAATTCTTTTTATAAGAGATTGTTCCCATACGTGCCTACAAAAAGGCAAGTTTACATCTTGTTTAGGGTCGTGATACCATCCACCTCTTCGCCTAAAAGCATCATAGTTAGGTATTCCATATATTGCACCTAATTCTTGACCAATTTTATCTATGTCATCCTTTGAAAAGTAACGTGGATTTGCCATCATTGCTTCACAAAAAGGTCTACTTGTTCCACCTTTAACTAATGCAGGTGCATCGGGTCTTAAAACGTATCTATAACGGATATAAAGTTCTTGAAAACTTGGTACTACTTTTCTTGCGCCTGACCTTGTTAAACTTATCTTGCCTTCGCTGTCTAAGTCAATCAAACCTTCATCTCCTAATGCTGTCAAACTTTCAATGATTGAGGTCTTATCTGTCTTTAAAATCTTTGTTAAATCTTCAATCGTGATATTAGGTGTTTTTTGAATCAAATCTAATACTCCATTGTCTTGTTTAGTCAGTGCGAATTGCTGCGAACTAAACATAAATTTCTTATGCTTAATGCTTACAAAATTCTCAATAGGTTCTCCATACTTTGAGAAAATACTAAAGTCTAAATCATCATCTGCTATTTCATCGTGTGAACACTTTGAGAATTGTGCAGGACTATCTGTTGGTAGAACTGCATCGGCTGCTAATGGTGGCTTGTTTACTATACTTCTTATTTCATCTTGACTTAATGAAGCTAAAACCTTATTCGCTACTAATGGACTTAATGAATTTAAGGCATCGCTAATAGTTGAATTAACATTAGTTTGAATGTCTAATGGTTTGCGACCTATAATTTCTCGCATCTCATCCTTTGTTAAAATGGTCATCAAAGTTTGTTCGCTAAAACTTGGCATGATTGGCTCTAATGCTTTTATTTTTAGCTTTCCTTTAACTGGTGCGAATAGATTATATATTTCTTCTTGTACTCTTTGCTTTGGATTAACGTATGTATTAGCAAATAAATTGTAAGCATCAACCATTTCATTGCGCCCACCTAATTGACCTTCTACTCTCACCCCAAATAACATTGGTGATGTAATCTTATGTCCAACAAATATTTCTTGTTGTATCGTATCGTTTAACGCTTCATACTTCTTATCAAAATCTCCTGCTGCTAAGTCTAATATTTCAGGTACTCTATTCGGGTCATCTACGAAATCAATTACTATACTACCTGCGTTGTCAGTTGGTGTGAACTTAGCTTTTAACTTGCGTTCTGTTGACTTCATTTCTTCATCTGAAGGTACACCATTTTTGAACACAATCATTTTAGAACCTTTGAAACTATTTTGTATTTCGGCTCTATGAAAATTTGCTATTTCAGCATCAGTAATAATTGCAGGAATTGCACCAATGTACTCGGGTAATGTGTAAGTATTGATGTTAGGTCTATACGATTTATAATAATAAATACTTTCACTTGGTAGCTTCTTTAAACTTGGGTCGAATGGTGGTAAGGTCTTATATTCATCTTCTTTGATGTTAGTATTCTCGCCACCTTCACTATTTAACCATTTATCACTTATATAAAATTCGCTGTTATCTTCTGTGCTTCTTACATCGCAATAATTAACATGATAAATTTCTGAAATACCACCTTTTTTGTCGCTAACAACTTTTAAATAACAACCGCCAAATATTTCACAATCTAAATCTGTCTTATTAAGTAAGTCTTTTAATGTTTCGTATGGATTAGGATTGTCAATAAATGCTTTTAATGCAACTACTTCTTCGCCTTCCATTCCTAACTCATCAAACATCCAACCTTGACCAGTTATGTATTGCTGCTTGCTTGTTAATATTGCGTTATGCTTTGCGCTGCGATTAAATAAAGTTAGTAAAAAGTTAGGGTAGTTATTATTCTCTCCATACTTTACATACTTTAATCTTTGCGAAGACTTAGGCTCAACAAATGTCGGTACTTTATCATTCGTAAATTTAAGCACCATTACACTCGGATTATATTCTTTTTTATCTGTCATTTATTGTGGTGTGTAAACAAAGGTAGTTGAATCAGTTGGATTATATTCTGTGTTATTTTGTGCAGTTGGAATGTACCAAAGTAAGCCAGTTTCTAATTGCCCTAATATTGAAGTAGTTGCTTGCTCTGCATCGGTTAAAACATCATATTGCTCTGTTGTTAATGTCGTTTCAAATATAACATAAGTATAGAATCCGCTGTAAGGCAAGTATAAATGTTTGCTTATTCCTTTATTTATATTATCAGGGTCTAAAGTTATTCGAAATGTGTTATACCTTTCTTTGAAATTACTACTATCTCCAAATAATATACAATATGAAATATCATTCGTAACTTGGTTTGTACATTCCATCAAATAATAATCACTTGTTCCGACTTTATTCTCGGTTAAAGTCACATAAATATTTTGGTTTATGTCTTGGTTAATTCTTATCACTACTTATATATATAACTCGTGTGAAATTTTGCTAAAAAAAAAGCCACCCTATTTAAGAGTGGCTAATTTTAATTCTTATGAATAATAATTTTAAGTCAATAATGCTGCGATAATACTTCCTTGAACTTCATTCGCTAATGCTTTCTCCATTCCTGTAAAGGTCAAGATATAACCATTGAACTCATTCATCGCTGCACCTGAATTGGCACTACCTGCGGTTACTTCAACACCATTCTCTTTTCCAAATAAAAAGTATTGACCGGATTTAGTTTCTACTATTACTGAACATCTGTTTTGAATTAAAGTCTGTAATTGAAATTGAGTAACATAAGCCAACTTCGTAAAGTTAGTATTGATGGTTTGCTCAAATGCAACCGTACCCAATGCAGCATCTGCCATAATGTTTTGAGTGAAATCATTTTTGGCTCTTGGCAACAAAGCATACTTGTAAAACTTTGTTCCACCTGTTTTTGTAATCGCTGTCACAAATCCACTTGCATTTTCTGTTACCGCTGTAACATTTGCAAGTTCCGTAATGTAAATATTTTTGATACCTCCAACTGCATCTTTGCAGTCTAAGGCGTATGAACTAACTATTGCACATGCCATATTTTGTTTTCTCCTTTTAAGTTTAAAAAGGGGGCTATTAACCCCCTTAAATTATATTGTGAATTTTACTACCTCTGTTGGTTGTGAAATTTGAACTCCTAATTTGAATTTCATTCTCATAAATACTGAATCATAGTCTAATGAGTACCATGTCTTCAATTCTTCTTCTTCGTTTTCTAAGTCTACACCCATAAACATATTAGATGTTCTTAATGCGTATGCTTTAGCAGTTCCGCTCAATCCTGGTACTGGTACAATCTTTACGTTTGTTCCATGTAAATAATACTCACCTAAGGCATCTGCACTTGGAATAAAGTTGAAAAGATTAGCATTAACTAATGCTGTTTGATATAGTCTGCTTACATCAGTTCCAATGAAAATTCTTAAATCTTCTTTGTCTAATATTTGAACAGGTATTGCAGCATAAATAGCTTGTAATACTGAAACTACATTTGATACCGTAATCGCTGTTACTGGTGTGATGAATGCACTTGCATTTGCTTGAATAGTTCCACTTGCTGCACCAATGATTTGAATTAAACCATCAAATTTGTTTGTGTAATCAACTGCTGTACCATTCAATACTGACTGCCATAGTGCAATCTCTACTTTCTCACCTTGTGAACCCATAATGAAATTCATAAATGCTTCATCAATACCGCCTGGTAATGATTCGTATTGTGAACCTGGTGATAATAATAATTGAGTGTACTTAGCTTCTAAGTCTGCAATACACCATGATTTTTCAATCTTGATTTTACCTACTGTTAGATTTCTTGTAGAGATTGTAGTGTCACCCGATGCTGATAAAATTCCACAACTTGTGTTACTTGTCCAGTACATATCATCTGCTAATGAAGGTACTTGAATAACAGATTTTACGCCTGTTAATTTCTGCATGTAAGTTGCAGTTTTCGGGGTGAAGAAAGACTTAACAATAAGCATCTGCTCATTGGTCTTTGTGTAATTGGTTAATCCTGTTACGTTAAATGCCATAATTTTTTTTTATTTATTTTGTGATTTTTTAAATTCCATATATAAGTCAATCGCTGATTTAGCAGGCTTGTCTTTTTTAAATAATACGTTCTTTGGTGCAGGTGTTTCAACACTTGGCTCTTTTGCGATTTCTCCAACTAATTCAACTACTTTGCTGAACTTGCTTTCAACATCAACTTTTGAATCTGCAATTACTTTGCTTAATTCTGCAAATGAATTTTCAAGTTTCTCAACTCTACCTATTACACCGCTAAACTGTTCGATGTGCTTAGTGAAGATCTGCTCAAATTCGCTTGACATTTCTTCGGGCTTCTTTCCATCTTCAACTTTCTTTTCGATTTTGGTAACTAATCCGCCAACCGTTGTTACTAATGTGTAATCCTCTAATGTATGTGTTGCATCAGGTGCAGGTAACATATTGCCTTCTTCATCAATTACCATTATCGCTGTGCCTTCTTTCAATTCGCCTTCCCACGATATGATAGTTCCATCTTCTAACTTAGCTTGTTGTGCTGCCATTTCTTTGCTAAACAACATTGTTAATTTTGTTAATGCTTCTTTAGGTGTCATCTTGTTTTTATTATTAAATATTAATTTGTTTTTACGTTGCTTTTTTAGTCTTCAATCTGCTTTATAATGTCAATAGCTTGCTCGATAATAGATAGTGGCTTAGAATCAATCTTAGTGGTCTTAAATACACCTTCAACGCTGAAACCTTTGAACTCTCCTGTTTTTATAAAGTCATTCCAAATATCTTCATTGTCTACTTTATAACTACCAAACCATGAACCATCTGTTAGCTTCAATCCATCGGGTGCGTTGATACCTCTTTTACTGTCTATAATAAATGATTCAATCATGTATACACCTTCAATCATCTTGTTAGGGTCGTGCATCTCATTAACCGACTTTGTGTTATTGTTTTTAAAAAACTTATTTCGGATATTATAAATGTCTTCGGCTGTGAATAATCCGTAATATTCGCCTTGTTCATCTTTGCGATATATTGGTAAATCTGCAACCATCAATGCACCGCTTATTATTTTCTTTTCTTTGTTAGATGAAAACTTACTCATCTTTTGGTCAATCTGTTTTAGCTTTCTTTGCGCCCATTCGATACCCTCATCTCCGCCCCATGCTAACCACATCAAACGACCACAACCATCACCAAGTTCTTTTTGTGAGTTCTGTCTATGTCTTTCGAATGCTGCCATACGTGCGATAGTTTCTCGACTTATGTTTTCGCCTTTTGCTAACTGATTTGCTCTTTGCTTTCCGACATCAGTTCCACAATCACCCCATCCGTTTTTCTCTGCATAGTTCAACGCTGCTTGTGCGTTCTCGCTTGCTGCTTGTGGGTAGTCATTATAGGTTTCTTCAAATTGCATATTGAACGCTTGCCAATTCATTTCTATTGCAGGATTATCAACTAATGCAACTGCGGTCACTCCTGCTTCATCATCTTCACCAACTACGAATCTATATATCGGTATTCTTTTATCTATTGCCATACTTATTAAATATTAAATTATTGAATAGTTGCTTTGCTTTGAATTCTCGCTACTTTGTTTTGTGAGTTAGTTATATCACTCTCCACTACATAGACTTTTTGAGGTTCAACTTTTGGTGGTGTTTGACTTGGTTGCCCTGTTGAGAATCCTGTTGGTCTCATTGCAGGTGCTGCTGGCATACTTGGCATTGAACCACCGCCACCACTTGCCCCACCACCACCGCCTGGTACTTGTACAGAATTAATTGCTGCAACATTTGCCAACCCACTTGCAACTGCTATACCCGCTGCTATTGCTGCTCTTATTGGTGCATCAGGTGTTAGTATAGCCATTTGACTTGCATAGGCTGATTGTGCTGCTAAATAAGTATTTATTAATGTTGCAGCACTTGCCAATATTTTACCTTCCGCTGTATTTTTCCCTGCTAAATCCGCTGCTAACATTAACGCTTGACTTCCTAATTGATAAGATTCAATCTTAGCTTTTGCAGTATAGTCTGCTATTTCTTTTTCTGCTTTTGCTTGGTCTTCTTGATTCTCTAATGTTTGCCTTGCAAATTCAATTCTACTATCTAGTGCTTGTTGGTCATATTCTTCTTTTCTCGCTTGTTGTTTTTCTAAATCTTTAATTATTGCATCGCCAATATCATCTAAGTCTTTTTTATCTTTTTTCTTTTTATCATCTGCTTTCTTTTTTTCTTCTTTCTCTTCCTTCTCTTTTTTAGCTTTTAATTTATCTGCTTCAATTTTTGCATATTTATCCCTAATATCTATAATCGCCTTATTATACTCTTCTTCTATTAGCTTTTTTTCACTCGCTAATTTACCACTTGCAACTGCTTCATCTATTTTTCTTTGTCTGTCAATTTTAGCAAGTTCTTCATCTAATCTTTGACCATCATATTTTAATTTAGCCTCACGTTCTAATATTGCTGTCCTTTCATTTGCTGCTTTTTTAAACTCATCATGTCCTTTTTTAGTTGATTCAGTTATTTGTTCATTACTTAATATGACTGCTTCGGTTGTTCCTGTTACTAATTCTTTAAGTTCTTTCCAATATGCAATAATTAAAGTTATAGCAATAGCAATACCTCCAGTCAATGCTCCAATCATTGCAGAACTAAATGACCTTAAAATAGGTATCATGTTTTTAACTTGACCACCTAAATTAACGAAGGTATCTTTCATCCCCATTAACCCATTTAATCCTGTTGCTAATGCAATCGCACCTTGCGTTTTAGCCATTACTTCTTGCAGGTTTTTATTCTCTGCTCCAAATAGTGCCATACCGCCCTGAATAGCAGTAAAACCATTAACAGCAATCCCCATCGTATCTGCTAATGCTTGAAATTTCTTTTCGGGATTAAAAGCATTTACCGCATTTTTGGTATCATCAATTCTATCCTTTAACTCACCTGCTCTTTGTGCCATTTTAACAAATTCAGCACTACCTGCATCTAAGTTCGCAAGTTCATTTGTGACTTGTCTTAACTCTGCTTTTAAACTCTTAACCGAGTTGGTCGAGTTACCGAGTTCGACCTCTGTTTTTAATAATACTATCTCTTCTACCATGATTTATAAATGATACCAATTTGTTCCATCTGAATAAAAAACTATTCCTGAATTACTCGCTACACTATGATGTGCATCGGGTGTTGTGTAAACTCTAATACTACCGCTATGATTATTGTAAATCTTAACCTCTATTGACTTGTTATTATCGAAATCAAATGAAGCATTCGCAGGCGGCAAGTACACATTATTATTTACTTTTATGAATTGCGATTTAGGCTCAATCCTATAATCTGTTATTCCCATTGCGCTGCCTACTTCAATGCTGAAATTCTCTCTTTGATTTATTACATCAATTCTATTTGGTGTTTGACTTATTATCGGTGTGTACCTCTCGCCTGTTATAGTTTCTGAACCGCCATTAATTAATACTTGATCTGCTAATGGTACGTTGATATTCTTTAATTTTAAAAACTGACATTTTGCAGGCTCATTGCTATTCAAGTCTGTTTCAACTTTGTATAACCTATAATATTGGCGGTCTATTTTATAAAGATTTCTAAATGATAAGTTCTGTAATTCAACATTATTGAAATACATATAGCACTCTATAATTTTGCTGTCCTTGTCGGTTATCTCTTTGATGTATTTCTCCCAATATCTTTTATAAAGGTTGTTTATTGTAATCGGTGTTTGACCTCCGATTGTGTAATAAATTTCTTGTGATGTTGCCCAATTCAAATCATAGTTAGGATTTGCAGGGTCATCAATGTGACCTGCATAACCATAGCTTGAATATTGAGTGTTTTTTCTCGGTGATGCGTAGGAGCTAATTGTCAAAGGTTTTCCTGTATTCTTTAATCCACCATAATACAAGATACGAGGTTTCGCTGTTTTGTTTACCCTACCATTAACTGAATTTTGGTCTTTCCACCATACTATCTGTGGTATAATCCTATCACTTGTTGGCTTGCCTAATGGTGTTGGTGCGAATGGTAATTCAATCTTTTTTGTTTCAACTAAAAAATCATTTTTAACATCTAATCTTTTGAAACCATGATTATAATTATACTTGTCTGTATAGTCTTTGTTCCAATAATCATCATCCATTGCATAGCTAAATTCAAGTTGCTTGAAGTCTAATGCGCCCATTGGTTTTTGAATGAAGTCTTTGCTCACATCTAAATTATTAGTTAAGTCAACTACATTATCGTTGTAATAAATATCTCTTGGCTCAATCGTTAGCAACCTATCATCTAATTGGTTTGGCTCAATATATAAATTAAACATTTTAATCAATGCAGTTAGAAAGTCTTTAGCCTTTAACTCGGGTAATGCGCTTGTTGGATTTATATTTGACCCTTCCGATAGTTCGGGTTTAGGTAGGCTGTAAAATTCTGTTCCTGTTTTGATGATTATATTCAAATCACTTACAGGTAAAGGAATATTAGCAGATAATAATTTTTTTAAATCTAAATTTGTGATTCTCCAATAAACATCTACTTCTTCACCATCAGGAACAAATCTATTATCAGTTTGAAACACAAATGATAAATCTTGACTTCTATTATCTGCAACCATATTAACAGGTTGTGAAGTAAGCATACGGAAAACGCTACCAGTATTAGTTCTTATATAAACGTTCATAAGAAAGCTAATATTATAACCACTTGGCAAAGTTACACTACTATTTAATTCTGCATTTATGAATAACTTTAAAACAAATTTATATTCTCCTCCTCCTAATGTTGGTGCAATCCATGATGAATGATTTGCTGCTACTCCCGTTGGTATTGTATCTTGCACAGTGCGATTGAAGATTAACTTATCTATGCTGTTAGTTGCTGCACCTAAATTATTATCGCTCGTTCTATCAACTACAAATGTTCTCTTTGCAACATCCAATTTTATTAACCTCAAATCATTGCCACTTGAAGGAATTATTAACCGCTTAAAGTCTGTTGAGTTTAAAAAGTTATTTGATTGTATTGTGCTTTCGTATCTATACCCATGTGTTTTTAGAATCTTGTCTAAAATAGTCTTTACATAGATTGCAGGGTATAGTTGGTCAACATTATAGGTCTGTTGTGCATTGTTGTCAAAACCATAATCTATTAGCGGATAAACATAACCTCTACCATATTGAAAAGCTGCGGTAACACCATTGATAATAATTGATGTATTGATTGAGTTTCTTACGTTCGTTTCATTCCATACATGAGTGTATTCGCTGAAATCGTAATCGCTTAATAAGTTATCACCGACATCTTGAAACAAATTTGCCACCCTACCATATACTACTAATTCATAAGTGATGTTTTGTTCATCAAGTATGTTTATTGAGGTCATTTGCAAATAGCCTCTTAACTGCGGAATACCTTCACGATATAAAATACAATTAGCTTTTTTTCTCGGGTCAAAGTCCACATAAAAGTTAGAGTTATCTCCGTTTAATATCGAATGGTTAACATCAAATATATTTGTGAAGATTGAATTATTGTTTGCTGTTCCAGGTATGTTGATTGTCTTTGTATAGTCTGACTTTCTTTGTTCAGGTTCAGTCAATTCAATTATAGACTTGGTTAGTTCAATAGGCTCATTATCGAATAAGTCCACATTGAAGTACTTACTATCTGCGTATATTTTTAGTTCTGTTTTCTGCATTATAACGATTGACTATAACGGTTGTATGAGTATTCAATATCTAACTGCAAGTTGTGAATTTTGCGACCATTCAAATATTGTTGAATGAGGTATTCTGAATTGGTTATATTAACTGAAACGAAGTTATCTGCTCCCCTTTCTAAGTAGACTATCGGACTTGTTAGCAACCCTTGAAACCAATCAGCCATTTCATCGCTTATCCAATCTGAATTGATTTGTAACTTGTCTATTATGGTTGTGTTGTAGTTAGTCTTTAGCCTATCACTCTTTGAGTAGTTAATTGACTGCATTTTCTTGAACTGCTTGCGCTCAATATCCATTGCTTTAATGGATTGTTTTGTGAAGTTGTAACTATCCCATCCACCTAAGTTGTTTAACCAATGTAATCGTATTGTATCGAATTTAGAACACGCTGCGACTATTTCAATGGTTATGGTCTTAACTGCTGTAACAAAACTATTAGCAAGTGTTATTGTGTGTGTTCCTATTGTTTGGTAAGGTGCAGCTGTTCCTAAGCAGTTTTTTATATTTACGTTATATAAAAACTCCCCACTTACTTTATTTGCATCGATTAAATCTTCATAAATACCATCGACATATAGATACCTTATCAAATTACTTGGGTCGTAAAAACTCAAACGTAATTCTTGCCCTTGTTCGATAGTTATTCGTTCGGGTATCTCAGTTAAAAATCCAAATCCGCTTACATCATAACCATTCCAAACATTAGTGTTATACTGCTCAAATCCAAATATCGAATTTACTGCGGTGTTGCTTGCTGATGTCGGGAATCTTCTAAGGTTATCGTATATAGTTGGCACTCCGCTCACATCATACAACTCCCCAAATTGAACATAATATTTAACCCTACTATTGATGTTAGGTTCGCAATATATTGAAGCACCATTAACATTAAAGAAATCATTTTTAACATAGTTCTTTAATATCGGACTTGCATCAATTAAACAAGTATTAACACTTGGTTGTTTAGGTATTGCAATTCGACTAACTGCGGTGTTTATTCCACTCACATAAACATCAGCTATAAAGTTAAAGTTACTTTGTCCTGCTTGTGTTGAACTAACATTGAAAGCCATTTGATTAAATGCACTCACTACGCTGTTCGGATTTGATATGATGTTAATTGCCATTGATTGATATTTTAATATTCTTTGCCATTGCCTTGCCTAGTGCTGCTGCTAAGTTTCGAGCAAGTTCTTTTGTTCGTTTTGGATTATCTGCTTTGCCTATAAAATTCATTGGTTTGATACCACCTATTTTAGTTGCTACTGCCAAACCTTGTGCAGCCTTTTCGATTAAATCCATTTTAGCAGTTTTCTTTTTAGTTTCTCTATTTGTTTTATAAAGACTTTTTCTTTTGCCACCTATCTTCGCTGTCTTCATTCCAGTCCTTGCGATATAATCTTTAAACGATTCAACCATCGCCTTTGATGTTCCTAAGTTTCTAAAACTATATGGGCTGCGTGGTGCTTTGCCTTTATTCTTAACTCCCTTTACTCCCTTATCAACAAAGTCTGCATAATACTCGGTGCTAATCGTGTTCACTTGAAACTTAGTTGCACTTACTTGAATAGGAACATTACTCATACTTGCTGCTAATGTACTTGCTTGTCCTGTTCGTGCCTTTGATTTAATCTGTTTTGACATTAGCTTTATACCTTCGTTGCAATGCTCCATAACAATAGCCTCAATGATATTCTCACTTGCTTTTGTGTAGTCTTTGATTGACTCCCCAAACTTTGCCCCTATTGCTGCTGCTGCTGCCTTGTCCATATTTCTTTGTCGTGTTCGCTTTTGTCTTTATAAAATGTCATCGTGTTCAAGAACTCAATCACATTCATCCTAAAAAAGTAATCCCATTTTGTACGATCATCTTTGCATATATCGTTTATGCTTGCAATCCATCCCCATTTGGTTCTAAAAGTTTGAATTTCTCCATCAGTTCCTTCGTGTTCTCCATCGCCTTCATCGCTTCCGATTCCAAATAAATTAGGATATTTTGCTGCAATGCCTCGTAGTATTTGCAAAAAAAAAGCATGATAGGATATGCAGTCGATATTTTCATCTCATTATAAAACAAGTCTGCAACCTCTTTATGCTTATCGCCTTTATACCCTAATTCTTTACCATACCAATTACGTTCTACACATACTGAAGCAAGTATATTATGTATGTTGCTCAATATCTTTTCAGGCTCTTTGCAAAAGTGACTAACATCAATGAATTGCTCACTTGTTAATTCTTGTTCTTTCCACTTAACGATGAATCGCCTGCCACCTACTTTAAATTTTAATTTAATCTTTTCATCTGTTTGCAGGTTTTCAATTTTGTCAAGTCCTTTTAGTGCTTCAATCATTTCGCCTATTGGCATACTTTCGATTTCATCAACTGATACCCCACTAATTTCACTAAGAATTAAAACCTTTCTATGCAAAGGGTCTTGTTCAAGTTCGCTAATTAGTTTGATTTTTAAAAACTGCTTAATGGTTAACTGGTTGTAATTGCCTATCATCTTTTATAAATATAAGTTTAGATTGAAATTGTTGAATATTTGCCACTTGGTCGGTTATTTAATTTTAAGAGTGCTACATATCTCATACTGTCACATAGATGATTTAGACTGTCTATTGGTTTGCCTGTAAGTTTGCCTTCATTGTCTTTCTCCCAAGTGTAGCCCCTTAATTCTTTGATTAGATTAGTTGAGTTCTTTGTAACTTGTATCTCGTATCGTTTCAAGATGTCAATTCCTATCTTGATTGAATCTGCACCTTTAACCGCAGGTCTAACATTGAAACCTTGCAGCCTTAGTTCTTCTATTGATTTAGGCTCGGCACTATCACAAATCAATTCCTTTCGCCCAAATTGGATGGATTTAAGAAAGTTACCCAAATCGTTATTTGTCATATTGGTTCGGTATAGTAATTCATCAATGATTAGTTTGCCTTCATATTTGTAAATAGCTACAAGTGTACTCGGGTCATTAGTGAAACCAAAATCCATTCCATGTCCTACAAGTTCGGCTCTTTCTGGTATCGTGTCAATCTGCTTCCATTGGTCGAAAATAACATCTTGTAGGCTGCCTACTTGCCCTAATCCATATACTTGCCACCAATTAGCCCAATATGTTGATGTCTTAGCTTTTAGTTCGGCTGCTTCAATGTCGTGTATAATTGTTTCGGGTAGTGCCTCATTATCTTTATAAGTTAAAATGATGTGTTCGGTGTCCTCATCATTCATTAACTCGGTATGCGCCCAAAATTCATTTGTAGGATTAAAGTCTAACCATATCTCTCCACTTGTTCGAACTGCTAATTGGTGATAGCTTTCAAATGTGATGTTATTCGCTTCGTTAATGTATAAAATGTTTCTTCTTGCACCTCTTAGTTTGCTTTCCATTTCGGCACTAAAGAACTCTATATAAGAACCATTTGCAAAACGATAAGTAAGTAGTGATCGATTCCAATTTAAATCTGAATAACGACCTGTCCACTCCATTATTTTTAAAAAGTCTTTCATTGCACCCCTTCGAAGATGGGGGATGGTTTCTGAAACTACACTAATTTCTAAGTGCGGTGTTTTGCTTGCCCTATCAATTAGGATGGGTAAGATTCCAAATGTTTTGCCTGCTGATTAGTCCCCCTTACAATTACTCATAAGGGGATGTTAGGAAGTCCCACCCTGAATGATTTTCTTTCGGGCAGATAACTTCAATAATCTATTTATAGCTGTTGTTCTTTTAAACATATTCCCATTTATAACCGTATGCTGTATTATATCTTTTTTGTTTTTGGCAGCATTTTATAATTCCAAATGTATTAAATCCTATTTCTCTTTTAACTTGGTTTATACTATTCCATACTTTAATTATATTCCCATTTAAATCAAGTTGCCTAATTTTAATTGATTGTTTATTATGAATATCTTTAATAGCTTTTTGTTTCCCTATTCTAAATGCGTGTTTTTGGTTTTCACTTGATGTAACCCACTCTAAATTACTAATGTCGTTATTTTGCTTATCTCCATCAATATGATTAACTTCGGGTTTATTATCATTATTTAAAATAAATGTTTTAGCAACAACCCTATGCAATAATAAATGAGACCTTTTACCTTCTTTGGATATTTTAACTTGCATATAACCATTATTTTTTATTCTTGGTTTTATTACTCTTTGTTTACATTTATCGGGATTAGTTGATTTACCTTTTCCTAAACTAATAACTACACCTTTTGTGCTTACTTTATATAAGCCTTCAAAACCTTCAATATTTTGCCATATTTCCATAATACAAATATAGGTCTTACAAGTAGGTTATACCACCTTGTTGATAAATTAATTATCGGGGAATAGCGGTTGCTCAATATGCCTTACTTCACTCTTATCTGTCAATCCATTTAAACGCTGTGTTATTGATGGATTGTAAATGCCTGCCATACCTCCTTGTATTTGGTCATCCTTAATAGTTTTCCTTATGCGTGAACAGATAGCTATATAATCGCTATACCTATTATCTAAATTTGCAAAATAGTGGCTTAAATCGCTTATAATGTCGTTATCGTAACAATAGAGTTCAAAACCTTCCAATGTTAATGGTCTTTCTTTCTTTCTGTTTACCTCATCACCATCCTTTCCGACAAAGTCTTGAACTAAAATAGGGTTGCTTTTTACTTTTTGGCGATATGCTTCAAAGTGTTCCCACATCTTCTCGGGTGTTTCAATGTATTTGTTCTTTCCCATTAGCTTAAATTTTCCTTTTCAAAGATAGCAGATAAAATATTCATTGGTGTATTTGGTCTTTTCCTTATCGTGTCTTCGCAATTTGACATAGTTATTAGTTTATATCCATTTAACTTGAAGTGTTCTATTAGTGAAGACTTATTGAAGTGGTGTAGGTGTTCATTTGGTCTTAAATGTATGTAGTTTCTCATCAAGTAATCAATATTGTTTGGTTGTTCGCAGTTAGGTACTGAAACATAAACATACTTGGTGTTCAATTCTTTGATGAAATTAATATCTTCAAAGTGTTCTAAGACATCAAACATACAAACTACATCAACTTGCTCATATATGTTATCGGTTGCGGTTACTTTTGGCGGTGTTGGTATTCCAGTTATGTCATTGCCAAAACATTCAATGCCTTGCTCTGCGCATAATTCGATGAAGTCACCTGCACCATATCCAATTTCAAGTATCATAGTTGGTTTACCAATGCTGCCTACCATATAACCATATCTTAGCATACTCATTTGTTTGCGAAGTTCGATGATTGCACCATATCTCGATGTTACATAATCAGAATCATAAGTAATAACATTCGGGTTGACTTGTTGTAATACCCCTTGTTCGTTTATTTTATATTCAAATCCGTTTATATTCATCTGTTTAATAATGTTTCATTTGGTGTGTTGTGTATGCAATTAGTGTGATTGTCTGCAACCATTAATCTATAAGGTTTGCCCAATCCCTGCGCTATGGTTAAAGCGAATGATTGATTACAACTTATAACCTGTGCTTCATTTATTAATTGTGCAAGTTCGAGAGCATCGTTTGTTTTAAAGTATTCTAATGAATTAAATGGTGCTGTCATATCCTCTTCGTACCCTACATAGTAAACTTGTTTGTACTTTGATTTAAGGTAGTTTATTTCAGATTGCCAATCAAAACCGATTGCAGGATAACGTGGTGTTACATTTACAAGCGCATATTCGCCTTCAATTAATCTTTTAGGTGTTATGGTTAGCCAAGTATCATTCCAATTATCTTCGCTTAAATTAAATGCTTTTAAATGGTTTTTAAGTAAAGATACTTCACCAAGTCCTTGCATATTGCGAAAGTCATCAAGATTATGTGTGATAGTTTCGAGTGAAGATTTAGGAAGGACTTCAATAATGTAGGGTTGCTCATCAAGCAATGGTTTGATGTTTTGATAATACTGATCATCAAAATTAGTTTTATAATAACCTTTCCCTATCCTTTTGCAAACCGCTAAGGAATAAATCATATCACCATGCCCTCCGCTATGTGAATATACTATTTTATCCATTGCGTTTGGGTCTTCCTATCTTTTTAGTTTCTTGCGCTGCCTTATCTGATTCGTACTTATTAACCCACCTAATCATATTCATCAACACTTCGATATTACAACCACTACATCCGCCTGGTCTTATTCCTGTCAATTCGTGTTGAAATTCTTTAAGTTGAAGTAGTTGACTTGTTTGTCCTATCCAACTATTTTCAGTTTGAAAAACGTGAAGGAGTTCACGCAATGAATAACGAATGGTTTCATCCTTAAAAATTATCTCGCTGTAAATTTCGTCAAATGTTTTCATTTAGTATAATTTAATTAAAAGTCTTTTCATCAAAATAGCTAAGTAACTTGCAAAGCCTCCATAACCTAATGCAATAAGGAAAGGTTGTGTTATCGGTACAAATATAAATAATAGTACACCAAATAATGTACTCCAAAAAGAAAGGCATACAATGCAGTTAAAAGGTTTGAAGTCTAACCATGCAGGAAGACTTGTCATCGTGAAGAATGATATTAGTAAAAAAGGTAATCCTAAAAGTGCTATCATGTATATTCTTTATTAATCTTATTTAATACTTTATTTATATATCTTATTTATTAATCTTATTTAAGGTGTTGTACTCAATGTTGTAGTCAATGTTGTAGTCAATGTTGTAGTCAATGTTCTATTTATTGTTGTTATTCAAGATTTCTTTGTATGCTTCAAAGCGTTCTGTTGCTACATTAGTCATGTGGTAGCGTTGAACATCAATATATAATTGCGCCCTTAAATCTTCAACTAAGTTTGGATTGTCAATTAGCTTAGTCATGTACTTATACCAATCGTTCTTATGCTTTACTTTTAGGCAGTTTACATTATGTTTAAGGTCAGGTGAATATGGATATACATCGCTACATATTACTGCTTTCATTTTAAATCCCGATTCCAATAATTTAAGATTTGATTTGTTATTATTAAAACGATTATTTCGAAGCGGTATAAGCGATACATTGATAAGATCATAAAAGTTGCCATATTCTTTTACTCCAGTTTCTTTGAAGATTCCAAATTGAGATTCACTTGCTTTGCCCCTTGCACTCAATACACTTAAAATAGCTTGACTTGTTTCGGACTGCGTTGCAAATCCACCATAAACAACTCTAAACTTATCGGTGTAATCATCTGCGGTGTAGAGTGAATACAATCCATCGTGCATCAAAATAACATCTTCTAAATGCGTGATTGACCCACTCCATCCGAAATTTAACTTACCATTATTCTGCGGTTCTCTTAATTCAAAATGTCCTTCAGGATAAATTCCATTAGGTACAATGTAAATATTTTTTTGACCTAATTCCTTAGTGAGTGTATTTGCCAATAATTCGTGTGTAGTGGTGCAGGCGGTTGCATTTTTAACTGCCAAACTAATTTGTTCGGTATGGTTGCCATCCTTTGCAACATGGTATAAGATATGATTTTTTGGTAATATATAATCATCATCCAAATCAATCACATAAGGAAGTCCAACTCTTTTTAGTTTATCAATTAGTGCCTGCGGCTCGTTTGTCTTTGATGCGAATCTATTCATCACAACTAAGTCAAAGTCCTTTAAGAACTCATCTGTTGCGCTGTCAACTTCATTAATTAGGCTTATCTCAATCTCATCTTTGAATAAATCTGACATCACATTGTGCGGCATCCACAACCTATGATAATCAACTCCGCTTATCTTTGGATAACTTGGTAATACTATAAGTAGTTTAATCATATTTGTTTCGCTTTTTGTTTTATTTTTTCTTTGACTGCTCGAAGTGCCGAATAGCTAATGCCAGTTAATCGTTGGACTTTCTTCATATCTCCAAATTGATTATATAATAAGATGATTCTATTCTCAAACTCGTTTAAGGAAAGCATAAACTGCTCTGCTTCCCTTGTCATTATTTCTTTGCTTAGTTCACTTGGTGTGTAGATGTCGAACTCAATTAACTCCCTTAATACTATCTTACCTAACTTGCCATTGCGTGACATTACATTGAAAGCTACTCGATAAAACCAAAACTTAAGATAATTAAGGTCGGGCAGTCGTTCATCTGATATGGTTAGAATTTCACAGATAGTTTCTTGGTAGATGTCTTCAGCATAGTGTGTATTTATCTTGAAGCACATTTCTTTAAATGACTTGTCGCTTACAATTACATCAACCAAATGCAGCCTATCGGGTTTCATTCATCAGGATTTAATAGTGCAAATATTTCATCTTCTCGTTCCATTGTGGCAAAAATAATTAATAAAAATCATATAATTTAATCCTTTCTTTCTTCATTGTATTTTGTCTTTTCTTCCAATACTTTCACGATGTCAATGTTATAGTGCTTAGACATACTCAAGCAAACAAGAATAATATCGGCTAATTCCTTT